TGGAGTTGAATTGGTTATTGTTGATCGATTCTTTCCAAGTTCCAAGACATGTTCCTGTTGTGGAGTAGTTAATGAGGGTCTATCCTTGAATGATCGAGAATGGACATGCGTTTGCGGAGCGGTCCATGACCGCGACCTAAACGCCGCAATTAACCTAAAAAATACCGTCAATTCGGCGGAAATTTACGCTTGCGGAGATTTAGTAAGACTTGGTTCATCAAGCATGAATCGTAGAAGCAAGAATCAAAAACCAAGTAAAATTGGGTTTTGAAGATTGAGGTCTCGCATGTCGAAAATGCAGGTTTATCAAGATTTGGCCACTGCGGTGGGTTACGTTAAGGACGAACTGAGCCAGAAGCGCGGCAAGGAAGTCCTTATGAAGCCTCCGAAGGGCGGAGAGTTGAGCGAAGGGTTCTCTGTGTCTTTCGCGAACAAGAAGATGATTGTTGGCTATCACGCCCACATTCGCATCGCGGAAATCGACACCAAGAAGTTTGAAGGCGAGATTGATGAAAACATTGAATATTTCGTCAAACTCGTGAAGAAAAAGTACAAAGAGGTTGCTGGTAAGGAAATCAAGTTGAAGCGGACCAATGATGACTTCGACAAAGAGATTTTTGCCGCTTCCGTGAAAAATGCCTGGGTCGTTTCCAAGGCCATTTACGAAATCACTTCTGCTAATGACGAGGGTGATGACGACGAAGACGAGTAGTCATGGCCAAAGTCGCCTCTGCAAAAACAACCATTTCAAGAGAACAAATAGCGGAAGAGTTAATCAAATGTAAGAAGAGTCCGCATTACTTCATTGCGAAGTACTGCAAGATTGTCCACCCCACCAGAGGCGTCATCCCGTTCGCTTTGTGGGACTTCCAGAAACAACTTCTTAACGACTACATGTCGGAACGATATGTCATGTCGGTAAAATCTCGGCAGGTTGGAATCTCCACGCTTACAGCATGTTATGCTCTATGGCTGATCATGTTCAACAAGAACAAAACTGTTCTTGTTATTGCAACTCAGAAGGATATTGCGTACAACTTTAAGGACAAAGTTCTGTTCTCGTACGAAAGTCTTCCGTCTTGGCTGCAAGTATCGGGTGTTGCGTCCCAAAACAGATCTTTGTTCAAACTCCAGAATGATTCATGGATCAAATGCTCCGCCCCTTCCGAAAAAGCGGTTCGAAGTGAAGCCGTCTCTTTGCTTGTCTTCGATGAAGCGGCATTCATCACCAAGATGGACAGTCTTTGGAAGGCAGCCAAGCCTACCGTTTCACATGGTGGTAAGGTTTTCGCTTTGTCCTCACCTGGTGGTGAAGGTAACTGGTTCCACACTCAAACAGAGAGTTCCAGAAATGGTAGTGGGATGTTCTTATTGCGGGAAATTATGTGGTACCTAGTTCCTGACCGTGATGCTGCATGGGAAAGAGAAGAGCGCAAGGGCTGGAGTGCCTCGGAGTTCGCCCAGGAATACGAATGTTCATTCTTGGCGTCTGGTTCAACCGTTGTGGACGCAGAAGTGCTTAAGAGGGTTGCCGAAGAACTTGAGGAACCTCGCTTTATCGGCGGAATTGATAGAGGTATGTGGTTGTGGGAAGACTACGTGCCCGGTGGTACCTATTTCATGACGGTTGACGTGTCTCGAGGTGACAGTTCCGACTTCTCTGTAGCCAATGTGTTCAGGGTGAAGGGAAGACGCTTTGAACAGGTCTGTGAGTATCGAGGGAAGATTCCTTTGGACCAGTTTGCAGGCTTTGTGTACGATCTTGGAGAACAGTATGGCAACTGCATGATTGTTGGGGAGAACAACAACATCGGGAACCACGTAATGCTTGTTTTGAAGGGTAGGCACTACCCGAAAATCTACTACGGAAAGAGGGAGTGGGACCCTGACGAATACTATGACCTCTACCGCAACTATGAGTTCGAAACTGGCCGCAATGCCGGTATTTATACCACATCAGCGAACAGGCCAGTATTTGTTGCCAACATGGAAGAGGCGGTGCGTCTCCAGAAGGTGGTAATTCGTTCCAGCAGGCTGTCTTCTGAACTACGTACCTTTGTGTGGAATAAAGGGAAGCCTCAGGCCTCCGGTTCGAACAATGATGACATCGTAATGAGCCTCTGCTTTGCGAGTTGGATCTTTCTGACCGTGTTCAAGGGCGGTACGGACAACGATGAAGAGAATTATCTTGATTTGAACAGCCTAATCAGTTGCCTACAGGGCGTCTCCCCCCAGACTCTCGACAAATTCTATATGGAACGACACAAAACATCAACAGTACAGACCGTCCAAGATCTCAAGGAATACGAATGGTTATTGGACAAACCGAGTACTTAGTCGGCGAAGGGGTTGTGACGCATGTCAATTGATTCTGCATTAGTCAAAAGGTTAAATCGTCTATTCTCAGGCCCGCTTGCAGGGAGAAGGCACCCCAAGGCCCAGAAAATCAAGCAGTATTTTTACAATGCCTACAAGTTTCAGCAAACCACTTGGAACAAGACCCTAGACCGTTTCCAAAAGAACGAATATCGTATTTTCAACTACCTCAATATGGAGGCGCTGAACGACAGGAACCGTAGGTCGAGGTATCGCGAATTCGACATGATGGAATTCATGCCGGAACTGTCCTCTGCTTTGGACATTTTTGCGGATGAGATGTGTTCCTTTACTGACCTAAGCCCCATTTTGAATATTGAGTGCCAAGACACGAACCAAAAGCAGATTTTGAACACTCTGTTCTACGATGTGTTGGATATTCGAAACAACTTGTGGTCTTGGGTTCGAAAGACCAACAAATATGGAGACTTCTTTCTCTATCTTCATCTTGACCCAGAACTGGGTGTTCAATACCATGTAGATCTTCCTGCTGAGGAGATGCTTCGCATTGAGGGCTTGGATGAGTCTAACCCTAACTACGTTCGTTTCAAATGGGAGGCTCGAGGATTGACGTTTGAGAACTTCCAGATTGCGCACTTCAGGATTGCGGCCAATGAGCGCAACTTCCCCTATGGTGTGTCGGTTCTGGAGAACTCTCGTCGTATCTTCAGACAGTTGGAACTGCTTGAAAATGCGATCATTTCCTATCGTATCGTTCGAGCCCCTGAGCGCAGAGTGTTCTACGTCGATGTGCAGAACGTGGCGCCAAAGGATGTAGATGGTTATGTGGAAAAGATCAAGACTTCCGTGCGCAGGAACCAGATTGTTGATCCTGATTCCGGAGACGTGACGCTTCGGTACAACCCCCTTCCTGTCCACTACATGACGCCTATTCCTCTCCTGGATGGACGCACGATCACAATCAAACAGTTGGCCGAGGAGTTTGAAAAAGGCGAAGTGAACTGGGTCTACTCAATGCAGGACGATACCTTTGAGCCGGTACCGGGCAAGGTTGTTTGGTGTGGAAAAAACTATACAGCAACTCAACTTGTTGAGGTAACCTTGGATAATGGCGGCGTGGTAAAGACCGCCCCTGAACATCCATTTGTGATGAGAGACGGAACGAGCAAAATGGCCGGTGAACTTCAAGTTGGTGACGCGCTAATGCCTTTATACACCAAGAAGAGTTCACAAAGCGACGGGATGCGGGTTGAAGGTTACGACATGGTATACAACCCGGCGGCTGAAAGATATGAGTTCGTTCATCGCTTGGTTGCAAAGTCGGCATTGGTCGAGGAAGCGAAGAACGCCTCAGTAAACACAAACTGGAACAACAACAAAAATCTTGTTATACACCATAGAGACTTTAACAAGTTGAACAATTCTCCGGAAAATTTAGAGTGGATTGGAAGTATAGACCACTTCCATTATCATTCCGCTCTGGGAAAAGAATTGATCACGCGCTACAACAAGTCCGACGCCCATCGCAAAAGTACGGTGGAGAATAACAAAAAATATCAGAAAGCCCAGAAAATGGGCGCCGATTACAATGGTTCCGAACTTCATAAAGAACATAATGAAATTCGCAGGGATGCTCAGAACAAATCTTGGACCGAAAATTACGAGATGAGAAAGAAAGCGGTGCAAGAGGCTGTGTCTTGGACCGTTCCTGTTGCTTGCATGGAGTTGGGCAAGGCGATTTATCAAGGCAATCCGCAACTGACAAGAGAAGCCTTCATCGAGCAGTTCAGACAAGACGAGAAAATTGTTGAATTGATCCGTGCAGCAAATCCGGGAGCGAAAAGGGACATCAACAAGTTGTCGAGGACGGCAATTGAGCCCACATTGAATAAAATGGGTTATGCTGGCTTCTCAGACTATAAGAAAGATGCTTTGTCTGTTGTCGGATATAAGAATCACAAGGTGGCCTCAGTAAAATTCATTAATGAGACCGCAGATGTCTATTGTATGACCGTTCAAGGACCAAACGGCGAAGAAGACCGACACAATTTTGGTGTGTCAGATTATAATACTTTCATCTCGTCTGGAGGAAAAAGTAATACTACTTTGGTCTTTGTTAATAATAGCACGGACGAGGATTACATAATCCCAGTGAGGGGACAACAGTCCGGAACTCGGATTGAAACTCTTCAGGGCGGACAGTACCAAGGCGGCGTTGAAGACGTTGGATATCTCCGCAGCAAGTTGTTTGCCGCCATCAAAATTCCCTCTTCGTACCTTGAGGATAAAGATTCTCCGGACTCTCAGGGAAGTCTAACACAGAAAGACGTACGTTTTGCAAGAACGGTATGCAGGCTTCAGTCGTTCATCGTTGCAGAATTGGAGAAGATTGCTCAAATTCACTTAGTGATGCTGGGCTTCTCCGGTGAGAAGTTGGTCAACTTCAAACTTTCTCTAAACAACCCTTCGATGATCTGGGATATTCAGGAGATGGAGTTCCTGAGCCGTAAAATTGAAGTTGCGGAAGCCGGAAAGAATTGGCTGGATGCCGATTTCATTTATCGCAAATTGTTCAGTTTTTCTACGGAAGAGATTCGTAACATCATGGCAGGTCGTGAGACCGATGCCAAGTTCCTTCGCAAGATTACCATGTTGTCTACCCCTCCTGAGGCTGGCGGACTCGGTGGAGGGCTTGATGGAGGTCTTGGCGGTGGCATGAATGGCATTGATTTGGGTGGTGGCTTGGGCGGTGATATGGGCGGCTTGGGAGAATTGGGCGGAAATGAACTTGGTGGTGCCGCTGGTCCTGAGGGCGGAGCTGGTGAAGCGGGAGGAGACACGTCTCTTCTTAGTGCTCCAGCCAGGGCTCAAGATAACAGAAACGATGCTCATAGATACTTCAAACAAGAAGACCTGTTGGCCAGAGCTAAGAAGTACGACCCATCAATGAATATGGATTCGCCAGCCAAGGTGGAGCCGGGTCGTGGTGAAGTTCACAACTATGACCACGGAAGTTATGCCACAGAGTTGAATCCCGGGAACGAAGCGGAAAAGAATTCTTTAGAGGCCTCTCAGTTTGAGAAAGCAGCCATTATCCCCAAGGAAAACACCAAAAATACGTTTGGCGCGATGTCTACACCCCTCGCCAAAGCCATTCCGTCTCTCACCGAGATGAAGCAGCGGTTGGAAAACGTAAAGAGCACCGTCATCTCTGAAGTGAGCAAGCATTATCAACAGCAGGAGGACAGGAAACATGGCGAAGACGTACAATAAAAAGAGAAATACATACTTCCTGTTCGAAGCGTTAGTCAATGGGTTTGCGTCCAAGCAGATCGAGTCCCCCGGCGTGGGAGAAGAAGAATTTGTTGCCTTGTCTCGTCGGTTCTTCGATGCGGAGAGCCCGTTGATGCAGGAAAAGGAACTTTATGAGACCATTATGAACTTGAGAGGTTCCGGTCTGAGCCACGAAGAGACTTTATATATCGTCAGGGAGTGCAAATATCGCAAAGAACAGATTCCGCAAGATGCTTTGTTCGATGAGCAGAGCACCGTTCTGACCGGTTTGTACGAATCGTTTGGAGAAGACGCCCTTTCATTTGAGGTTGATGACTACAAACTGCTTGCCAACATCAAACAGTACTTCGACAGTTCGGATCTGCTTGAATCTGTGCGTTTAGAGCGACTGATTTGCGAAGAAGCAGAGAAAGAACCGGAAATTCTCACCGAACCTCCTGCAGGAGAGGCTATCCCAACGGATCAGGACAACCAAAAGGTTTTGGTTGATCTTTATGAGTCCAAAAATCCAGGATTCATGTTGTTTTTGAATGATGAGATCCGCCGAATTCGTCCTATTCTGAGAGAGGCAAGCATTTGCCCTGAGTGTACGTCATGCGACCTCGAGATGAAGGGCAAGGTCGTGCAAGTTCTGCACATGCTGGAGGATTTCAAGGCTCGTCCTGTAAGTCTTACCGATGTCAAGTTCTTCGTCAAGGTTCAGGCTTTGGCCGGTGAATTGGAGAAGGCATAATGTTGACATTCACAACAAAAACCAAATTGGAAAGACTGCTTGAAGAAAAGGTTATCCACATCAAGCGTGGCGAAGATAGGAAAGAGACGATTCGGTTAAGCGTTCAGCGAACCGCCGATGGGAATTTGTTGGTTGATGACAACCTCCCCTTCTACATTTACATCATTCCGACCAAGGCGACCATCTTCTCCGCTCCGAAAGACTTTCAGGACGAGTTGATCATTCCCAAACAGAGGAAATTCTTCGATTATTTAGTGAAGAAGGGCATCACTCTTCCCGGTAACGTGGGCGGCGGAGAGGTGTTCAACAGTTTTGAGGCGAAGTATGCCCTTCCTGAAGACCAAGAGAATGGTGTGTTGGGCAACATCCTCAAACGCATCTCTGAATATGTTCAGGAAGAGGCAATTGATGGTAAAGTGAGCGCGGATTATGTAAAGAATCGGCTGAAGTATCTCGTAGGCGGACAGAACGGCTCGACCGACATGGAAAAGATTGGCAAGAACGAGAAGGATTTCATGACGAAGTCCGGTTATTACGCATTCGGCCGGTCGACCATCAGGGACATTCCCGCATACAGTTCGTATTACTTCGAATAGGAGCATTTTATGAAGAAGATTGAGCAATTTTTAAAGAATGCATTGAAAGAAGTGAACGAGCCTTTTGACCCGAATGCTACAGCCCAACTTCCATCTACTCGGCCGATAGTCAGACAACAACCAGTTGCTGATGTGATGAAACAGGGCAGAGAAAAAATTGATGTAGGCTTGAAGCGCTTTGAGGAAACTCTTCAAAAACAAGCCAGAGATATTGGCGAGATTTTTGGAATTTTGAACGGCCCACCAACAAAAATTCCTGATGACTGGAAGGCGGCAATCGCAGGCACGGGGCTGCAGATTAACGGAGGGTATGTTCCAAATGTTGGCTTTGCAAATACCCAATTGATGGACGGAAAGATTGCTTTCGTAAATGCGGGGGCAAGCGCAAGAGGGACAAGCACCTCACATCTCGGCGCACCCGTTCTCGGCTCCGTTCCGGATACGCGGACCACAGCAACAATAGCCCCAGGACAGAACGCTCCGAGCGCGGCGATGCAGGCAAGTCTGGACGATAGATATGATTCATCTCGGTATAATGAAGAGTCTTTAATTAAAGGCGCAGAACTCCTTGAATATACCATCAAGCAATCCATTATTATTGTTCGTAAATTTGCTCAAAGTTCGTTGCCACAGGGAGTTGAGCCGGATGCGGTAATTGGACTCATCGGACCTATGTTTAATAATGTGTTGGCATATTACTTCAAGAATCGACAAGAACTTGGACGCAAAGTGACCCCTCAAGCGTTCATTAAGTTTATGCTTGATGCGGATCCCATGGGGAAGGGCACTGAGGATCTTGGTCCAAAAGACTTAAACTCTTCAATGCCATTAACATATGCCATCGCCATTGCTTCATATCTTCCACAACAAAGTCATGAAAAACAAGTGCAATCTCTGCGCATGTTTAGTCCGGCGGTAAACTTTGTGTCTCAGGCAGCCCGGGAAGACCCAAACAGTCAAGCTCTGATGGTAATTCCCGCGCCCAGAGGATGGCCGGAAATGACCCGATTGTATGTGAGTTTTCCGTTTTTACAATCTTCGTTTT